TAGAGAGGGAGTACGACAAGATACTCGGGCAGCGTCTACCGGGCGCGCGTGCAATCGATCTGTCGGACGATGAGGAAGCCGGCGAGGCACCACTGTTCGACTTCGAGGGTGGGCTCAAGCGGCTGAGCGACGAAGAAGAGCGAGACGTCAACTGGCTGATACCGGGATGGATCGCTAGATCGGAGATCACGATTGTCGAGGGCGATCCGGGCGTAGGCAAGTCGTGGTTCACTCAGTACATCGGTGCACTGGCGATCAAGGGCAAACGACTCAAGACACACCATCAATACATGAAGCGTGCGATGCACGGGACGAGCGTCTTGTATATCGACATGGAGAACGCGGTCAACGTCATCACTAAGCCTCGCATGACTGACCTCGGCCTGTCGAAGGAAGAGCAGCATCGCTTCATCGTGTTTGACAAACCGTTCTCGCTCACCGATCCTGATGCAGTTGAGGCAGTGCGCAAATACCTCGAGAAGGTCAAGGGAACGCCTGACGAGATCGGACTGATCGTATTCGACACGATCAACGTCTATCTAGGCGACACTGACTCTCACAAGGCTGCTGAGGTCGCTCAAAGCATGTCGCACCTGACGCAGATGTGTCGCGACTTCGAGCTCGCTATCGTTGTCATCAGGCATCTCACGAAAGGCTCACAGGGAGGCAGCGCGCTGTATCGAGGACAAGGCTCGATGGCGTTCGCCGGCAATGCACGCATGGTCGTCCGGATCGCGAAGCATCCGATGCGTGACGATGGCACGCTCGTCGCCAAGGTCATCAAGACCAACATCTCTAAGTTCGAGCCTGCCCTGTGCTGGCGACTCGAGGAAGGCGAGAGAAAACCCGGTCGCGATCATACGCCGACGTGGGTGGTCATCGAGGACTTTGACCTCGACGTGAAGGACGACGACCTCGGCAAGGTCGAGGACAAGAAGAAGGACAAGGAGAAGGGCGATCCGCTTACTGACGCCAAGATATGGCTGCAGTCGAAGCTCGACAACGAGGGCGCGTGTTTCGTGTTAGCCCTGCATGACGAGATGAAGAAGCGGAACAAGCCGTTCAATGAGAAGGTGCTCGACAAGGCGGCACGCGAGCTCAACGTGCATCGCAAGAAGGTCGGCAACTCGTGGAAGTGGTCACTAAAATAAGAGGGGCATTCGCGCCCCTCCCAAGTCACACAGGAAGCGTGTAGTGCTCAGGCTGCCATGTCGAGCAGTGTGCTGAGCACCTTGTCCTTCATCTGCGCAGTCTTGCCGACCCAGGCGCGCTCGAGGCGCTTGTCGGGCGTGCGCGATGCCAGGTGATCAGCCCAGTAGGTGACGGCGTTGAACACGCCCCAGGCGTTGCCCGGGACGGCGCCAGGCGCGCGCTCGTACACGTCGAGCAGCAACTTCATGCGCGGTGCGAACACGCCGGCTTCGGTGCGGTGCGTCACGAGCTGCTCGACATCATCGCCCTTCTGGAAAACCGGTGCGAGGATGCGCACCACGTCGTCCATGTTGACCTTGATCTTCGACAGCTTCTTGGCGTTCTTCTCGAAGCCCATGTGCACTTCCTCGGTCACGCCGAACACGTCCTTGGCGCGGTCGATGATCGAGTCGTCAAACTCCTTCCTGTGGTGGATGCGCATCTCGGTCGACACTTCGCGCAGCGCCATAGTCATGGTGTTCATGCACACGACGCGGACGTTGGTCGCCTTGAAGATCGCCGACTTGCCCTGCTCGTGCGGCGACGCCAGCAGCAGGTAGTTGCGCAGCTTGTCGCCCTTCGTGACCTCGATGTCACGCTTCAGGCGCGCCAGGCCCCAGATCAGCTTGCCGCCCTTGAGCGAGCCGGCCGTTTCCATCGTGGCGCCGCCCGCTTTCGCGAACGCGTCGAACAGCTTGAACGTATCGCGGTTCTGGTGGGGATGGTAGTCCTTGCCGACCACGTCGAGCACCTTGCCGTCGCTGTCGCGGACAAGAGCGTAGTGGCCGTAGACGTCCTTGCCGTCGGCCAGAAACATCTTCTCCTTGTTGACGCGCCAATCGATGCCGGCGGTCTTGAGCGCGGCGGTGGGCGTCGGGGCGTCAGCGACGTATTCGCCGAGGCCGTGCCACGGAACCTCGTTGGTATACATCATGGTCTCGACAGCTGCGGGCATTGTAGTCTCCTGTGTTGAGCTCGTCATCGAGCATGACGTAATCTAACACAGTGATGAGCGCACTCAACGCCATCAGAGAGTTTTGGTTAACAAAGCGTTAAGTGGCTGCATTTGCGATTAATTGCATACAGTGTTAGTATTGCGCCCGGGAATACACCACAAACCCAGGGGGTACATCATGACTGACCGCGCACACGTTGTTTTTGCCAAGATCAAGGGACGCTCGCGAGACACGGGCGCAGGAATGCCGGTGTACGGCGGAGACATCCAGTACTCCGAGACGCTGACTGTGAGTGCATCGCCGCAGACCACTTCTATCTCCGCGCCGGACCAGACGTTCGACGTGTTCGCCGACATCACGACGGAGACGAGCTGCTGGGTTGCCACAGGTGCCACGCCTGCACCGGGAAGCAATCCCCGCTGGCTGCTGCTTGCCAACCAGAGCCTGACGCTTCGGCTGAAGTCCGGCGACAAGGTAGCTGTGGTGGCAGCATGAGGAACAGTCGGAACGTAAGACACTCACGACGCACCGGAACCGGTGGTAGCTCTTCAGGAGGTGACGACTTGCCCTCATACTATTCCGTCAACAGCCCCTCGGGTTCCGAAGGCGGCAACATGGTCTTCACGATCTCGCGCACTCAGGCGGGCATCGCGGAGCGCGTGAACTTCACGCTCACAGGTACAGCAACCAGCGGAGTCGATTACACACCGCCGGCCAATCTCTACGTCGACTTCCTCGCCGCAGACACGAGCAAGCAGGTCACGATCCCAGTCGCGACGGACTTGGTCAACGATGCGGCCGAGACCATCATCATGACGCTGACCAGCATCGTGAACACCTCGCGTCTCACTACTCCCGTGGGTACGGGGACGATCACCGACCTGACTGCAGCTCCTGTGTATACCGTCGCAGTGTCCGGCAGCCCGACAGCTGAAGCTGGCTCGGCGATGACGTTCACGATCACTCGCACAACGACTGGCCTGGCGCAGACGGCGAACTTCACGCTGACGGGTACAGCGACCGAAGGAGTCGACTACACGACCTCCGCCTCGACCTCGGTGAGCTTCGCGGCCGGGGACACGTCGAAGACCGTGACTATCACACCGCTGTCGGATACCAACTACGCTGAGAGCGACGAGACCGTTATCCTCACGCTGACCTCGATCACCGGCTCGGGCACTGGTAGTGTCGGATCGCCGGGCTCGGCTACGGGCACGATCACCAACGTGGTCACCTACGCCTACTGGGACAACGCGAACAAGGGCACGGGCAGCTTTGCTCCCGTCCTCGCCAACGTCAACAGCGTGCTGCGTTCTGTGAAGCCGAGCGCCGGTGGTCAGCGCGGCACAGTGCGCGGCAACGCGGGCAAGTCCAGCGGCAAGTGGTATTTCGAGCTGAAGCTTGTCTCGGGTACCGACGGCAACTTCGGCATGTCGCTCAACTCGGTCAGCCTCAACCAAGATATGTCGGGTGTCAACAACACCTTCCAGATCGTGATCTTCAATGGCAACGTCTATGTCAATGGGTCATTGACGAGCGGCGTGACACCGAGGCAGCCCGGCGTCTACTTCTTCGCTCTCGACAGGGACGCGGGCAAGGTGTACGTCGGAACATGCACGACGGCAGGTGCGAGCGTCGCCTGGGCGAACAGCGCTAACCCCGATGCCGGAACGGGCGGGATCACATGGAACCCGTCCGGTGCAGTGTTCTTCGATGCAAGTCCGTACTGGTCGGGCTCGCAGACCGAAGTGCAAGTCAACTGCGGTCAGGATGCGTTCATCGGACCCAAGAACTCGGTCTGCACAACGTTCAATCCCTGGACCATCTGACGATACCAGGTGGGTGGGCCTCGACGCGTCCAACGCGCGTTCATCCCATCCACCTTCCACTTCGCCGCCATATACTGTCTATAGGCCGAGTGGACATCGTTGACGTGAGTGAAGTCGAGACCTCGCGCTAAGCTACGCGCACAGTTCACGAACTCCGTACGCTCGACCGGGATACGCTTTCCCCTGATCAGCTCGGGCATTCGATCAGCGGCGCACAGGATGATTGTCGAGCTGGCGTGCTCACGATCATATCGCCGGCTGTATTCCTTCAGCAGCCACTCAGCGTGCAGGATCAACCACGACAGGTTGTCGGATGATGCACGCGCCCAGACAGCGCACGGGTGGTTGACGTGCGTCGGTCGATAGCCAAGATGCACGCCCATGACCTGTGACCAAGTCGTGCTGATCAGCTGTGCAGTCTCGAGCACCATCTTGACGAGGCGTCGATCATCGAGCGCTTCCGCGCACAACTTCGCCGAGGGATGGGTTGCGAAGATGTTCATTGGAACCCCTTGAAGAACGGCCACTTCGCTTCGCGCGTCTGCTTGATGTGATCGGCGATGCTGCCCCACAATTTGGCTGCGTGCGTGTTGCCGGTCTTGAGCAGTCGACGGCCTGTGCTGCGCGTCCACTCCTCCATCTTCACGTTCTCCATGATCGCGCCCGTATCATCGTTCCAGAGCGACGGCATGACGCGATCAGCCACGCCGTCGTAGTTGATGTGAGTGATGTAGGAGCGACGGATCAGACCGCTGCGCAACCAGACCATGTAGATCGTCATGCCGCCGATCACGATGCCGTCGGGGTGCTTGTGCGCGATGTCGCGCGGGTCCTCGTGTCGCCGCTGAATGTAGAGCGTGCGATCCGGAAGCGGAGGCAGCTTCGCGGCGGTCACAGGACCGACGATGAGCGTGCGTCCCTTCGTCATGCCTTGGAACCAACGAAGGTCCTCAGCGTCGTTCCAGGGCAGCTTGCCATCGAGGCCGAGTTGTCCGTGTTTACCCACTGCTGCTATCAAGTCGACCACGTCGTCTCTCCTGTTGTTGCTCGTAGAACTTAAGCTTGTCGAGTCGTGCGCGCAACGCGTTGTTCTCTTCAATTGTCAGCGCGCGTGACCTGATCGCTTCGCTGTAGTTATGCACGAGCGAGCTGAGCAGGTTCACAGGTACGCTTATGCTCCGTCGTCCCCGATGTCGTGCAATGGCGTTCTTGAGGAATTGAATTTCTTGTTCCATACGTCGGCACCCTGGATCGCGAGATCACGAACACGGCGGAACTTCTCGTAGTGGGGGTGGGATGTATCGAGCAGGCGCAGCTCCTCGTAGATTTCCTCGAGCAGATGTTCCATGACCTCGACACGAAAGACCAAGGCCATAGCGCACTTCTGCGGGAGAGTGGTTGCGGGAAGACACTCGCGACGGGTGAACGAGCACAGGGCGTCGAGGTTCATGCGACGGATCGACTCCTCAGCTTTCGGCAAATCGACCATCTTGAAACTCCCTACGTTCGCGCACGTAGACGTTACCGTTCGCGTCACGATACACCACAACCTCGTCGCCGTCACCCATGACGACGCCGTTCGCCGGGAAGCCGCTGAAGCCGATGCGACTGACCTGCAGCTTAGCCACAGCGATGGCTTCGTAGTACGTACCCCTCTTGACGTGCTTGTGCGTCGGCGTGAAAGCGACACGCTCGAGTGCTCCTGTGAAGGTCACCGCTCGTTTCTCCCGGCGGATGCGCATCTCGATCTCGCACGACTTTTTGAACTCGTCCGCAGCGCTTAGCGCAGCTCCCCAGCCGGTCGCGTTCTTGATGTAGTCTTCCCACTTCTTGTGCTCGGCGGACAACTCCTCGTCCGTGAGGTCTTTAATCTGTTTTCCCATCTTCAACCTCCGTTGCGCCTGATGCTCTGTAGAACTGATCGCGCGCCTGCGCGTCAGCAAACGTGTAGACGCGACCTGCGCGCGTGTTGTAGGAGCCCCAGTTCGTTGCGAGCGCACAGCGCTGAGCGAGCACGCGCTTCAGCGTCCTGTCGGGCACGAAACAACGATAGGGATTGCGAAGGAGCGCCTTCGCGATCCTCCGCATCTCCAACGTGTTCGGCGATGGTGACTTGTCTGTGATCAATCGAGCCCCCTCAGCTTGCGGATCGTTTTAATCCAGCGAATTGCCCACGCGTCACCGCGCTTGGCATCAAGAATGATCTCGAGAGCTTTCGCCCCCGAATGACCATGACCTGTCAGCACCTGATAGTCGCTCATCACTTGACCTCCTGTCTCAGCTTCACCTGGTTGCCGGCGGCGTTGCCCGCCCATGAACCCGATCCCGACTTGATCGACACCTGGCGATTGGACTTGCGCACACCCGCTTCGGCGAAGAATTGCTCGACCTCATCCTCGAGCTCCTTGCGGTGGCTGATGATTGCCAACGCGGTGCCCGTCTTGGGAGCCGGCAGCGCGAGCGCCTCGGACGCGGCAGCGTCGTTCGCCATCATGTCCTTGACCAGCGCCTCGACGCGAGCGAAGACACGCAGCGCGCACGCCTCCTTGAACGTGCGGCGAAACTCGGCGCGATCCGACTTGCTCAGCCCGCGCGGCAACGCCTGCTTGTAGAACGTCTCGATCTGACTGCACAGCCAGCCGTACGTCAGCTGCGCCGCATCGATGTTGTCCTCGCGGCCGACGAATGTCACCTTGTCGCTTTCGCGACCACCCGAGTAGCGGATGTACTTGCACCCGTACAGTCGGCCGGCGGCGTTCGCCATCCACAGCATCCAACGCTTGTCGGCTTCGAACATTGCCGACTCACGCGCCTTCTTCTCGATCTTCTTGAACTCGGACTCGCTGATGCCGTGCTGCGTCATGAGACGCATTGCCATCTGCATCGCAGTGGCGGCCTCGTGTTCGGTCGCGCCCTTGTCGTGGGCGACGGCGAGCAGCTTCTGGATTTTTTCCTTGATCGCAGACATCGTGTCCTCCTGTGTGTTTCGGTATAGATACTCTATCACAGCTACATGCTGCGTCAGGTACCGTACCCGGGCAGGGTTAACAAAGCGTTAAGCCGGGCGCACCTTGTAACCCGTCATGTCCTCGTGTTCGATGGGCAGCCCGTTGTAGTTGGGCACCGTCGCCGCTGCGAGATCGTCGAGACGCGACCACGTCCACCGAACCTTCTCGCCGCGCTTGACGTGCTGAAAGAACCCGTTGGGATTGACCAGCCCGAACGATGGGCCGTGCACTGTGACTGCCATCGACTTGCGCGACGGCGACTGCTCAACGCGATTGACGTTCCACCCGCGGTCGAGCAGATAGCGCAGCGTGTTGTGCTGGAAGCCGCTCGTGTGATCGAGGGCAAAGAGGTTGAGCTGAGCCTGAGTCAGTCGGCGTGCCATCGGTGTTCTCCTGTGTTCATCCGATGTCGTACTCTAACACAGGCAGCAGCTATGTCAGCCACCGCCTGTGCTCGTAGTTAACAGATCGTTAAGGCTTAACGACCGCGGCCTCCGCCACCATGGCCGCCGCCCTGTCCGTTGTTCTGTCCTCCGTTGCCGGAGCCCGGACCGTTCCCGTTCGTGTTCCCGCCGCCGTTGCCGGAGTTCGGGTTGTTGCCGTTCCCATTGCCGGGACCGCTGCCGTTGTGCCCGTTGTTGCCGCCACCATTGCCCGTGCCGGGACCCGATCCGCCAGTGTTGCCACCGCCATTGCCCGGATTGCCGTGGTTGCCGTTGCCGTTGCCCGGTCCATCGCCACCACGCCCGGGCCCATCGCCGTGACCGTGACCATGGTCATCGCCTCGCCCCGGTCCGTCGCCCTTCGGACCTTCACCGTGTCCGCCACCGCCGTGATGACCGCCAGGGCCCCCGTGACCGCCAGGGCCGCCAGGATGGTCACCTCCACCGCCAGGCTTATCGGGCGTCGAAGGTCCGGCGGGACCCGGTGCAACTGGGTCAGGAGCAGGACTGCTAGTGTTGCCACCAGCGACGCCAACAGGATTGGATGCTGCACGATCTCCTCCTTCCCCGTACGAGCGGAACCCAGCCGCGAAGCAGCCGTTGCGCTCAAAGAACCCCATCGGCTCGCGACAGTTGCTCGCCGCCATCGATGCGTTGCACCCCGACAGGATCATCAAGGATGCCATTGTCGTGAAGATTACTCGAGTCATTGCGTGATACTCCCTTTACCTTGTACCGCTTCTGTTGAGGACCTTCGCCCGTCCTCGGGTCGAAGTTTACGAGAACAGCCGGGAAGTGCATGAGCCTGAAGCCCGTGCGTCCCTTCCCGACTCTCACGTTGCGATTGTGCGCTCGCCGCAGATGAACGCGGGGAGACGCACGCTTGCCTGCTTCGGTCGTCCGGTCGATCGCGTTCCCTGTGCGATCATAGACCGTGCCGATATTGATGTAGGTATAGCCCGGGATCGGTGCACGACCGAGCTTCGCCCGCTTCTTGTTGAGCCGAGGTTCCACAGGGACGACGTGCTTCGCCATTCCCTTGGTGTTGAGCAGGATCAGCGCCGCAGTGACGTGCCGACCGGCGTAGATCAGGTAGGTCTTGTGCAGATACTTCTGCAGCTTGTCGCGGTGCATCTTCCAGAACGACGGCATCCAAGGAGTGTCGCGCACCTCGAACTCGACTGTGCCCGTCTTCAGGTTGAGCGAGGCGTCGATACCCGACGGTGGCAAGAACGCCATCTCGTCATTCAGGTAGTAAATCCACGTGATGACGCGGAACACGCTGCCGGGCAGCTCGTGGATTAGCGAGATGTGCCGACACTTGCCGAACCCATCGCTCTCCTCGGTTTCGACGACCATTTCGGGGAACGGCAGGCTCAGGCAGCCGGCTTCCTGCATCGCGCTGAGTGATGCGATAATGTCCGACGTTGCCATCTCTCTGTGGAGATCGACATCGAACACGAACAGCGGCTTCTGGACCAGAGCGACGCCGAGGTTCTTGAAGATGTGCAGCTGGTCGTCGCGGACCTGGACGTGATCTCGCTCGCTGTGGGGAGTCGCCATCATGATGCGACCGGCGGACGCCGCGTCGAGCATGTGATGGATCTTCGTGTGCATCGTGTATCCCTCCTGTGACACGTAGTAATGTATCATAGTGGGTTACACGATGCAGACGATGAAGTCTCTTAACGATCTTCGACCGGGACCATGATCACGTCGCGGTTGATGCGATGCTTGACCACGTAGCCGAACTCTCCGTTCAGCCAAGTCTCGATGTCGCCCTGCCGATAGCCGAACGGAATGCCGAGCCCTTTGTCCTCGAACGCGATCACAGGGCGCGCACGATTGATCGTGTCGACCGCCCCTCGCAGTGCGAGCATCTCCGCGCCTTCGATGTCGAGGTAGATCAGGTCCACCTCTTCGCCGCCGGGCATCGCCATGTCATCGATGGTGATCGTCGGCAGACCTTCGCTCTGATCGTTGAACGTGATCTGGTGCGCGCCGCAGTTCCGATCCTCACGGAGTAGGCTGACGTGCTGCTTCGCTTTGCTCGTGAGAGCGAACGGCATGGGAGTGATGACGTTGGCGTAGTCCTTGACGTTGTAGAGCAGGGCCTTGTAGTTCGTCGGGTCCGGCTCGAAGGTATAGACGCGAGCGAAGTGCGCAGCGAACTTGACTGCCCACACACCGCAGTTGCCGCCAGCCTGGATGACTACGCGTTTCCGTCGGCAGGCGTTGACGGCGAGGATGGCGTCGGTGTTGAAGGTATCGAAGACGACGGCTGCACACTCGGTGTCAGTGGCCGGCCAAAGATATCCGCGTTCCCAGCGGTACCCTTCAGGCGCAGATCGAGATTCCATTTGATGTCCCTCGGCTTCGGATGCCCGTGGAAGATGACGACCCGCGCTTCGGGCGGAACGGGGCCACCGTGCATGGTTGCCTTGTAGCTGACGAAGTGACCGGGCACCATGTCCTGCCAGTACCGCACAGCCTGGTACTTCATCTGCAGCTCAATGAACGCCTGGTCGCCGCCCTCGGCGAACTCGCCCATCCAGCCGTGCGGGTTCTTCATGAACGTTTGCCAGATCACAGGCTTGATGTAGTTCGGGATATACATGAACGACGATTGCATACCACGCGGCCGGTAGAAGTCGCGCAGGATACGGAACTCGGTGCCTGGCTGTGCGAGGTGGTGGCAGTTGTCCACAAGGATCGTGTCGAGGTCCATGTAGAGCAGATCGCCGAAGAACTTGTCCTGGTCGAACAGCTCCATCTTGCTCCACCAGCCGGGCAGGTTCCACGTCAGCGGGCGGATGTAGTGCCGCAGGCCAACAGACGGATCGTCGGTCAGGATGACGGGCGTCTGGCCGAAGCGATACTTGATCTGCTCCACCAGCGTGTCAACGTCGAGGTCTCGGTAGTATCCACCCGTCTTGTAGACGAGCACTATCTGTACCATTGCATCCCCCATGCTATAAGCCCGGCGATGACGCCGAGCAAGATGCTGAGTTTCGGGTTAAAGCGCATGATGGTGGGACCAGCGTTTGTGGCACTGGCCCCAATGTATCATCAGAGCAGCGTGCGCGCAAACGCGCGGGCATCGCTCTCGGTCGTGAACTTGTTCACCTTCGCCTTGCACACCACGACCCACTTGCCGGGCTCGGGCGACATCACGACGACGGAGGTGACAGCCGGCTTGTGCGGCTTGTCGGGATCGACGTGCGGCTTCGGCTGCGGGAGCACAGGGAAGCGACGACGACGCGTGCCGAGGTAATCGCGAGCGTGCTTCATCCGTCGATCACACCGCGGTCGATGAGCTTCTGCTTCTGCGACGTGCGCAGCTGCTCGAGCTTGTCGAGGAACTTCTCGAACTGTCCCTTGGCGAAACGCTCGCGCTCGCCGCCGGTCAGCCACTTGGCATCCTCGTGACATGGGACGCCCTGAGCGCCCTTCTCGAACTGGAAGTGCTTCGCGAAATTGCCGTACTTCATTTGATCTTCCTTCCGTTGACTGTGGTCAGTAGACTCACAGGAGTGATGTGATTAGGCGTGAGCAGCACCGTTGTCTTGCTGTGCATCCTGATGACCGTCCCCGTGAACTTCGCTCCTAAACACGAAGCGCCCTCGACCTTGTCTCCAGGATTTAACTTGATCTTCATCCACCTCGACTCCGATAATGTTCACGTCGAAGACATTGAGGCAAGCCTCGATATGCGTCAACAGTGGATTTGCGCGCGTCTTCCACTGGCGTATCGTTGTTCTCTGCACACCACTGCGCTCGGCGAGTTCCTTCATCGTCATGAGGTGCTGGTTCATGAGCCGGAACAGGTATCGCACGAGCGGATGAGCATGCTCGGGCACGCGCTGCTTGCGGTAGTGAGGCCGGTGCAGCTCCGGAGGTTTGCGCGCGGTCATGTCAATAACTTCTCCACGGTTCGGTAGCCCCTTTCATCGATCTGGACTTGGTCGCCGTTCATAAGGACGAGATAAACATCGCCCTCGTGGAAGTGAAGGAAGCAGATGGATCGGATCGGAATAACGTAGACGTCGTGTGGTCCCTGCACATGGATAGATTTGGGCTTCTTCGTGTCGGGACGAGGAACGCGGAAATGCTCACACATGGTGATCTCCTTTGTTGCTGACCTGTGAATGATCAGTTCAGCGATCCTCGCTCGTCAACGCTTCTCACTCTAGTGTTACCAAATGTTGCGGGATGTTACTCCATCATCCTCGCATCGCACGGCTTCGCAGTGCACGCCCAGTGCACGTGGTTGTTGCTGCGCGCCTTGCTGAGGCGCACGCTGTCCTTCGTCCCACAGATCGGGCAAGTCGCCTTGGCCACGTCGAGCTTCTTGTCGATCATGCGCTGCTTCATCTTCACGTGGAACGTGACCATCTTGGCGAACTTCTCTCTGCTCATGGCTTGTGCAAACTCAGTCATAGGCCCACGTCTCCAGAAGTTGGGTTGCGTTGATCGCCGGCAGTTCCTGGTCGGGGAACCGGTAGCCGGCTTCCGACACGGCGCGCACGATGCACCATCTGTTCGTAGGTCATCGGATGCGGATCGAGCACCTCCTCGCCGTTGATCCGCGCTTCGAGATATTCGATGCGGTCCACGAAGTCCTTGAGCACGTCGGGCAGGTTGTACCGCTGCCGGATGCGACGGCGTAACTCGTTGTAAAAGCTCACGAATACCTCCTTACGATGATGTCGCCAGTGGCGAGCTGGGTTATGCGGACGGTGAAGCCGAAGCGTCGTGCGGCCATGTGGAACGTGCCGCGTGTTGCCTTGCCGAGAGCAGAGCGCGTGACGCGGAACCTGTCGCCCTCTTTCTTGAGGTACGTCGTGAAGGCGTGATCCCACCGCCCGTGCTTGTATAGCCGAACAGTGGTGGTGTCGACCACAGGAACGCCTTCGTTGTCGAGCCGCGCCTGCTTGTCGAGCAGCTCGTGGTACAGCCGCTTGTATCGATTGCGGCTTTCGGTGAGCTGCTTGATCTCCGTGCGCGGCGGGATCGGTCGAGTGACTGCCTTGATGACCCATATGGGCACGAACACCGACGCGTTGTCGTGATCGGTTGGCTTGATCTGATGCTTGGCCAACGCCTCGAGCCAGGCAAGCGCATTCGCGCGTATCTCGTCAGTGGAGTGCATGGCCGATCATCCTGCGGATGGACAGCTCGGCGGTGGCGAGCAGATGCGCCTGCTTCTCGATATACCTCAGGAGGCGCTCATTCTCGAGCGCGAGTGTATGCGTGGCGAGCTGCAGCGACTGGATCGTCTCCGACGAATAGCTTAGCGGCAGCGGGCGGCTTGAAGTACGGGACCCTTTTCTCAAATGCTTTTCCTCTCTTGTAGAGACCATGTTCCAGTGGGGCGATGCCTGCCTGCGTCCAGAACTTGAACAGCTCGGGACCGGTATGCTGCCAGCGGGACTCCTCGAACAGCCGGCGTCGGCGCATGAACACCCGGTAGGCGTCATTGCCCCACGCGCAGCCGTGCGTGAAGGGGTCGTAGAGAGCGAGATCGTACCGGTCGATGTATTCCTCGAGCCACTCGAGCGCCTGTGTCTCGAGGTGCCAGAACGGAAGGGGGCCACAGCGCTGCTGCTTGAGCAGACCGACGCTACGCTTTTCGTTGCTGCTTGCCACGAGCTGATACATGGGCAGCACGATCCCTCTTCCGGTAATACGCAGCGAGACTGGCGGCTCGAATTTTCTCACGCTTTTCCTCACTCTCCTTGTCGACCTGTTCGGACACTACGCTCAAGTATATTGCCAGGTCAACGAGGAAAGTCTTGTATTTCTGAGTGCGCAAGAGTCTAGTCTGCAGGTTGGAATACCGCCGGAGTTGAGTGGATGCGCGGAGCAGCACTGGTGCGATTTGCTCCCGGACGTGCTGTGGCATCAACCGGTCACCAGCGAGGTACCGTCTGGCAGAGCGCTCGTCTACTCCGGTAAGTAGGGCGAGAAAAACTGAGTCCCACTGGAGAAATCTGCAGGCGATAATCACCGGGTCTGCGCTCTCATGAATGCCCACCATGAGGTGCTTTAATCGCTGCTTTATCAACGTCTTAGCTTGTTTGTGCATGCTGGCCGTTCGCGGTCTAGGGATTGGTAGTGTACGCCACAGGATCGATGAATGCAAATGCGGGTTGTTGCTTTGCGCGCGTAGGGGCGTGTGTGGTGTGCGTGTGCCGGTGCGCATTATGCGCGCTTATACGCGCATGTGAAAACCGGCAAATTTGCTAATCATCATCATATAGTTAGTGTTAGTGTGTTGATATTGCTGGTGAAAATGATGATTGGTGTTGAGTGTCCGAAAGAGGTACTTCATTTACGATGGTGTGTTAAGTCATTGATTTTGTTGATGTCGACTTTTTGAGAGTTCGTGAAAAGCGTGATGTTTCAGCTGGTTAGATGGTGATCGTGTGTGATGTATCCAGTGGCCTAATCTTCATACGGGTAGTTTTTGTTGTGCTGGATCAATGACTTAGTGTCTGATCGTTGATGATGTGTCTCGACGGTGTTTGCCTTCGTCACGCGTAATGCGCTGCGCACGTACCGCCCCTACGAGGCTTGGACCTGTGAGTGGGGGGGGTAGTGTGTGGATGGACAAGATGTGGATTAGGGGCTGGGTGGCCCATATCCACCTTCTAAAAGACCAAACGGCCACTCCAGTCTCTTAATCTTAATCTTTAACGTTAATTCTCACCCACTATTGAGACTCTATACCCATTGATGTAGACTCTGAAGATCACGGAGGGAACCGATGATAGTCTTGAAGCACCTCTGCCGCGAGTTCGACCTTGAGCCACGTCGCTTGCGGATGGTCCTGCGCTCACACTACGGCAACCGAGGGAGATGGAAATGGGAAGACGACGCAAGCGAACTGAAAACGATCCGCGACCTGTTGCGGGATACATTGAACCGTCCAGCCCCCAAAGGCCGCCCACCTCGTGCCTCTACTTCCACAAGGACGGTCGAGACCTCATCGTCAACTTCTGCCACGACGGCGCAGCAGCCCGATACCTCGAGCTGGTTGGCGAAGGCGAAGGTCCGTACCGTTGGCGGAAAGACGAAGCTGGTCGTCACGCGATCATCTACGAAAGCGGCATCGTAGCCCGCGCCTCGTCACTCGAGGAGCTGGAGCGGATCATCGAGTCCGATCCTCTCGATGAGCTGCCTGAACCGCACGAGCGGAACATCGCCAACTTCAAGAGCGATCACGTCCGCGAGTACGTTCCTCGCGAGACACGGAAGCAGAAGCGTGAGCGTCGAGCTGGCGAAGAGCGGGAGCCAAAGCAACCGCGCTTGCCGAAGCCCGACACGTCCGGTCTCGTAGGCGTGAGCTGGCTCGCAGAGAAGCTCAACGTCGAAGGCAAAGACGTACGGGTTGCGCTACGTGCGCAGTTCAAGAAGCCTGACATCGGTTGGCTGTGGGACCCTACCGAAGCCGAGAAGGTTCTCAAGTCCCTGAAGCTACGTTAATGGGGAGCTGGCATTAAATGGAAGCTGGCGTTAATGAGAAGCTGGCGTCTCGGCTGCCGGTGAGGCCGCGGCTGATCCGCCTGATCCGGAAAGCATTGCGTGACCGATACAGTCTTGCCATGCACGTCGCCAAGCATCCACGACCTCCTCCCGACCTCGTGCGCAAGTTCCGACGGTCAGACGTGCGAGTCGACGGCCTCATCTCCCTGTGCGGCAGGCATCTTGTGGCCGCCTATACCGACAGGGAGGTGTGCCTTCTGATGACCGAGGGTGAGTTGAAGCGCCTGGAGGCCTCTCTAGGGCCCGAGAGGGATGACTAAGCAAATTCCCTCGACATTCACCGGCTCTCGGGCGCCTGGCTGCCCTCTAGGTTCGTTGCGTGACGCAACTTGAGCGACTTCGACGGTGCAAAATCACCATGCACGACGCTAGACACGTATCGATGCGGATCAAGAGCCCGCTAGAGATGTCTAGAGATCTAGAGATGTCTAGAGACCGAGGTGTGGCCACGCCACCGCGACGTCTTAACCTTACTTGTTAACGTTAAGGCCCCATTAACCTTAACTCTTAACGTTAACGGCATCTTAATGGTTAACGCCATCTTAACCTTAATTCTTAACGTTAACACTCCGTCTATCTTAACGCTTTGGTAACGTCTATTCTTAACGTTAACGCCACCCGTGCCACCTTAACGCTTTGTTAACCACATGCAGGTGTGGCACCTGACACGCCGCAGCAGTCTTGTATGATGTGAAGGTCAACAACGAGGACACGCCATGGCCTACTACATGCTCTTCACCCGCCCCTACGTGACGCACAAGTGGGCGCCGCAATTCGGCGACTACAAGCGCAAGGACGTTGAGCAGGAACGTCGCGACTCGTTCCCGCGCCTCGCCGGCAAGCTGTGGCGCATCGTGCGCCTTGCCGACGACCACAAGAACACGCTCGACGCCGTGACGAGGGAAATCAATGGCGATCAGTGAGCAGGAATATCACGCTCTCGTGTCGCGGCGCAAGCCGCGGCATGAGGTTGACACCACCCTGTGGATGCGCGCACACCTCGCCCCGCCGGAGGACGGGAAGGTCGCCGCGTATTCGTTCGAATATGAAGACCTCGTGTTAACGGTCCGTGCACCATACCGCGCAGCAGTCGACGCGGCGGTGCGATACTTTCGCCAGGAAAACACCAGCGAAGTTGCCGTCAATTATATCCGCCTGCTTCCGTCAAAGTTTAAGCATGGCGATGAGGCAAAGGTGACGCGCATTTAGCGCGCCACTCTTTACGCCTTGTTAACGTTAACGGAGTGTTAAGCTTCACGTCTTGTTAACGTTAACTGTTAAGGTTACCGACGGGTTAAGATTTACGTCTCAGTAATGTTACGAGTTAACGTTAATGGAGCGTACAGAAACATGGTTAACGGTGGGTGGGCCACTTTAACGGTTCATTAACCATTGCGGACGGATGCACCTGACATGCGGGTCGGGTGTGATAATGTATCTCTACGCTCAATGACGAGCGCGACACAGGAAAACGAACATGACCACGATCAACGCTCTCCTCGCCACCCGCAACGAACTCGCCGCCCGCCTCGACGTGAAGTCTATTGCTTCATGGAAGGCCTCGAAGGCGAAGCTGCAGGAACAGATCGACGAGTTCACGGCACGCCTGACGCCCACGCGCAAGCGTGACGACCTGTTCCACCTCACTGACCTGTGCCGCGAGCTCGGCATGAACGCGAAGGTGGCACGCGCGAAGGCACGCCGCCTGTACGCGAAGGACGACACGACGCTGCCGACGCCCATCACGAAGTGGGCATGGGACATGAGCGATCAGGATCGCGTCCGCGAACACTTCGCGAAGTGATTAACGAAGGGGGCGGGGAAACCCGCCTCTTTTTCTTTTGGCATTAACCCGACGGTAACGATAAGAAGTAACGTTAACGAGCGGTAAAGCTTAACGCTCCATTAACGTTAACGGCCGCTTAACCTTGACCCGCATTGCAGGTGTGGTATGATGTGACATCGAAACACGAACACGGGATTTCCGCCATGCACATCGCCGACCACCTGCGCACGCAAATCGCCGCCGCTCTCCGCGCCGATGACGTGACCATCTTCTTCGACGACTCCCGCGAACGCACCATTGCCATCGTGCGCCGCGCCGATGCCGTTGACGTGTTCCTGCACGACTCGTCGTCCGACGATGACGACTTCGCGTTCTACGCCATCGATCCCGACCTGTCCGCTCCTGCGTGCATCCCTGCGTTCTTCGTCGCCATCCCTGATGCCATCGATGACGACGCCGACGCACCGCGCGTCGTGACGCTCCCTGCCGACTCTGTCGCGCTGATCGTTGACGCCATCGACTCGCACGTCGACTCGCTCGCCGAAAACGCTGCGTCCGACGCTGCCGACCTGCAACCCGAACACGTTCCCGCCATTCAATCGCTCATGAACGCCGCCAACGCGCTGTCGCCGTCGTACTACACGATGACCGCGACCGAACTGCTCGACCTCGATCTCGTTGACGATTGATTTACCATCGTGCGCGCGTCGTGGGATTTTTCCTGTGACGCGCGCTTCTTTAATGGTTTCTTAACACCTCGATGCTATACTGATCATGTCAACAACGAGGTGCTGCCATGCTGATCTTCACCTCCGTCTTCCTCGCCACCCCGATCCTGCCCGCCACGCTCGACGCCGCCTCGCGCGTCTCCGTGTGCAACGAACTCGCCCGCCTGTGCCGTGCGCACGCCGACCACGTCGAAGTGACGACAGCGGGCGTTTATATCAACGTGCGCATCGAGGGCGAGCTCGTCGCGTCCTACCGCACGTTGAACCAAATCTGACGTTGACGGGGGCGCAGGATTTTTCCTGCGTCCTCGCCTACGTTAACACTTTCTTAATGGGTACATGCTACACTGTATGTATCGAAACGAAGGGAATACGTCGATGACCATCATGAACGTGACCTCCACCCGCCTGACTGTCGCGCCCGTCGATACCAACGCGACCGACTACGTTATCGACTACACGTCCTTCGCCGACAACGCCACGCGCCGCGTTGCGCACCTGACCTACAGCGATGCGATGCAGCGTGCCGACGCCCTGCGCAAGCGCGGGTATCGTGTCAACGTGCGCCGCCTGCACGTCCTGTGATCCACACACATACACACGAAGGGAGTAATACAATGTTCACCATTCTCACCGTCATGTCGTGCATCGTCGCGTGTGTCGTGCTCATCCGTATGATGAACGAAACGACAAGGGAACGCATCAACGTTGACCGTATGCGTTACGTCTCGCTCTCGCCCGACGAGCGGCACATCGCGCAGAAATACGATGCAAGGTTGATGCCACGTCGTTCGATCAGGGACTATCGTCACGGATGATGATGAACGAAGGGTTAAGGGGTACGGATTGCGCGAATGCAACCGTATCCCACCCATCAACTTTTAACCATCTGCCTACCCCCACCCATTCCACCCGCATGGCTAAGGACAAAAGACCCATCTTTTGAATTTCCACAGAAGAGCTATTTGACAGACCACAGAGCTCGAAGTATCATCCCGAGAACATCGGGAGCCATTTCATGCGTCGAGACACCGCCTATAGACCATTGAAAGAGCTGGCAAAAGAGCTGGACTCCTTAATTCCGTACGCCCCGTCCAACGAGCAAAAACTCGCAGATTTCCTCGAGTACTTCTCCGAGCACGGAAACGTCGGCGAAGCGGCACGACACGCGAACATCTCCCGCCGCACGATCTTCCGCGCACGGAAAGACCCCGAGTTCGAGAAGTTGTACCAGGAAGCGCACGAGCTGGGCGTCTCCGCGATGGAAGATGAGGCTGTGCTGCGCGCCACGAAAGGAACGCTCGAACCAGTGTTCTGGAAAGGCCGCCGGGTTGCGACAATCCGGAAGAAGTCCGACCTGCTGCTCATGTTCATACTCAAGGCCCGGAAGCCGGAGCTGTACCGCGATAACTTCGAACAGAAAGACCCTGTGAATGTCCACGATGACACGATCCAGTCTCCACGCGAAGTCATCGCTAGCCGACTTGCTCGCATCTCGGCCCGAACACGAGAGGCAGACAATTCTTGACGGCTTCTCGGACCTCGAGCTGCAGAAACTCGAGTACGATTGGAAGTTCTGGGGCCGCACAGACCAGCAAATCCCACCCAAGCCGTGGTCGATCTGGATCGCACTCGCCGGCCGCGGATGGGGCAAGACCCGCGTCGGCGCAGAGTTCATCAGGGATCGTGCCTGTGGCAAAACGCCTTTCTCCAAAGGCCGTGCGCGACACATCGCCATCGTGGGCGAAACCGCCGCTGACGCGCGAGACGTCATGATCGAAGGCGTCTCTGGCATCCTCGCCGCACATCCGAAGGACTTCCGTCCGCACTACGAGCCGTCCAAGCGCAAGCTGACGTGGCCCAACGGCGCCACAGCCCTCGTGTTCAACGCGACTGAGCCCGACCAACTGCGTGGTCCGCAGTTCGACACCGCCTGGCTCGACGAGATGGCGAAGTGGCGGTACATCCAAGAGACGTGGGACATGCTGCAGTTCGGTATGCGCCTCGGCGACGATCCGGAGCAGCTTATCACGACGACGCCCAAGCCACTCCCGCTCATCCGTGAAATTCTCAAGTATCCGTACACTCATGTCACCAGGGGCTCTACCTACGACAACAAGGCCAACCTTGCCAAGAGCTTCTTCGCACAGGTGGTGACCAAATACGAGGGCACGCGCCTCGGTCGCCAGGAGATCGACGCGGAAATCCTGGACGACGTGCCCAACGCGCTCTTCTCCCGCGCAAACATCGACAAAAACCGCACGCGTTCACTTCCCGAGCTCGAGCGCATTGTCGTCGGAGTCGACCCGTCTGGCACCGAGGGCGACGAGGAGAAGCGCTCCGACGAAGTGGGCATCGTCGTCGCCGGTCGCAGCGAAGACAAGCACGGCTACATCATTGACGACTGCACCATCAACGAACGCCCGGAGAAATGGGCACAGAAGGTCATCGAAGCCTTCGACCAGTACGAGGCCGACGAGATTGTGGTCGAAACGAACTTCGGTGGAGCAATGGTCGAGGCTGTGCTCCGCAGCGTACCTGGAGGGCAGAGCCTTCCCATCAAGAAGGTCACGGCATCACGTGGCAAGCACATCCGAGCTCAGCCGGTGGCGAGCTTGTACGAGCAGGACCGTATCCACCATCTGGGCTCCTTGAGCTCACTGGAGGATCAGCTCTGCCTGTTCACGCCCGACGGGTACATGGGAGGACGATCTCCGGACCGCGCAGACGCAGCGATCTGGGCACTGACCGACCTGCTCGTCGAGAAGATCAAGCGCACCGCTAGCAAAGAAACGAGGATGTAATCATGGCCACCACATCAACTCTCGATGTCTCCCACCGCATCGGCGCCTACGGGCAGATGGAATTGCGCTGGGAGCTACCCGCTTCCCTGTGGGGCGGCACCTACGAAATGCGCAAGAAAGGGCAGAAGTACCTGCCGGCGGACGAGAAAGAGTCTCCGGCTGCATACACTTCCCGCCTCAACCGGTCGTTCCTGTTCAACGGCTTCAAGAAGACCGTGAACACGATGGTCGGCAAGGTGTTCTCCAAGCCCATCATCATGAAGGACGACAATCCAACTGCTCTCAAGGATTGGGCAGAGGCGGTCGACAGCGAGGGCCGGCGCCTGGACTTGTTCGCCGAGGACGTCTTCCGCGAGGCGCTCAAGTGGGGCCTGTGCCACGTCTTCGTGGACATGCCGAAGATGCCGGCGAACGCGACACTCGCCGACGAGAAGGCGATGAACGCCAAGCCGTACTGGAACAAGGTGATCCCGCAGCACCTCATCGGTTGGCAGTCGATCAAGGTCGGCGCCATCGATGTTCTCACCAGCATTCGCATCTGGGAGGAGTACACCGAGGCCGACGGCGACTACGGCGAGAAGAAGGTGCAGCGCATCAGGGAAGTCACGCGCACCGAGTACAAGATTTGGGAGCTGCGCCCCGTCGTCACCGCAGGCAAGAAGAGCACGCGCACTGAGTGGCAGATGATCGAGACGGGCCCGATGACTCTTGGGTACATCCCGCTCTTCACGATCTACACCCAGCGCGAGGGGTTCATGCTCGGCTCTCCGCCGCTCGAGGACCTGTGCTGGATCAACGTCGCGCACTGGCAGAGCTCCTCGGATCAGCGGCACATTCTGCACGTCGCACGCGTGCCCATCCTGTTCGGCTCCGGGCTTGGCGACAGCGCGGACAAGATCATCGTCGGTCCCAACCGCATGATCGCCGGGCCGGAGTCCAGTGACCTCAAGTACGTCGAGCACAGCGGCAAAGCCATCGAGTCTGGCCGCGAAGACTTGAAGGACCTCGAGTCCCAGATGAAGATCATGGGCTTGGAGCTTCTGCTGCCGAACACCTCTGGTGGTGGCCAAACAGCCACCGCCAAGTCTCTCGACTACGCCGACGTGAACTCTCCGCTGCAGTTCATGGCCATCGCGTTGCAGGACGCCTTGGAGGCTGGCTTGCAGATCACAGCCGACTGGATGAAGATCGGCCAGGCAGGCTCGCTGAAGGTCAACACCGACTACGGCATCACGCTGCGCGATGCTGCAGACGTGCAGGCACTCATCCAGGCTCGCATCGCAGGCGAGATCAGCGACGAGACGTTCTGGACGGAACTGAAGCGCCGCAACATCCTCAGCGAAGACTTCGACGTGAACAAGGAGAAGTCACTGCTGAAGCAGGAGCAGGATGCCGCAGCTGCCGAAGCCAAGGCACTGGCCGAAGCACAGGCCGCAGCCAAGCCTCCCGCACAACAGCCGGGTGCAGCACGAGGTGGCACACCGGGTGTAGGATCGGACGTGCAGCAGTGAAGACGCTCATCATCTACACACTCATCGCCATCTTCTCGGCGACCACAGCCTTGAGCCACGACTGGTATCCGACAGAGTGCTGCTCGGCTACCGACTGCGCGCCTCTCCCTGTGGACAAGATAAAGTTCACCAGCGAAGGGTGGACTCTCCCCAACGGAGAGTTCATCGCCAAGGGTAACGAGCGGCAGTCGAAAGACTGCAGCTTCCACTGGTGTCGGTACAACGAAGACCCCAAGACCAAAGTCATCTGGCCCACAGGACGGAAGCAGTGCTTCTTCGTACCGGATTGCAGCACATGACCAATCAAGAGGAACATGACGCAGCGATCAGGCGTGCATTCGAGGTCAAAGACGCGCTCAGGACGCTCGCAGGCGTCGTTGAGCACTTGCGCTTGATCGCACAGCGCGAAGCGATGCTGAAGGTCCTTGAGGCGTCGTCGCTCACGAACAAGCGACAGCTCAATCGACTGCTCACCGAGCTCGCCGGCATTCGGCGCGACTCCTACGCCAAGATCGACTTCACGATCAGGGATGCGATGCAGCAGCTCGAGCCAGCCGCTGACACCGCCCGCCTGCTCAACACCTACCCACTCGTCGGCACGTTCTACGTCGAGTGGCTCACCGTAGCCGAGACACGCGAGGCGCAGCGAGTCAAGGCAGCCATGCGGATGGCGTTGATCAACAAGGAGGACGCCAAGCTGCTCAGCGAACGCATCACCGAAGCTTACGCTGCCAGCAAAACCAGCCTAGCGTCGCTAGTTGCCACAGTGGGCAACATGGTGGTAAACGAAGCACGTATCGCAGCGATGAAAGCGGCGGGCGTGAAGCAATGGCGCATTACTGCGCTCGTCGACTCAGGCACATCGCCTAAGACCTTGGCGTCTCTTGGGGAGATATACGATGTCGGCAAAGGACCTCATCTTCCGCTTCACATCGGCGGTCGGTCGATTGCTACTCCTGTCCATGAGGGACCTCTTCCTGATCTCGAAACAGTCGAACAATGGCGTGCTCGTCAGGCAACAGCGCCATGATCGTCACCATCGCTGAGTACAAGGACCTGTGGTTCAGTGGCAAGGTACTCTACGATGGCACGACGAGAGTCTATCGCCCAACTGGAGAGCGTATCGCGATCCGAGAGGGACAAGTACAAGAAGATGTGGCGACACTCCCAGTACGGGGAGGCATCACATGGCTTGGCGTCAATCGGGAAGGTTCTGAAGGATCACATCAAGGTCTCTCGTGGGGAGAAAGCATATGACTTCGGATGCGGTGACGGGGGCGTGGTCGACTTTCTTGCTGATCGAGGCATTGACACCACAGGCATCGATATTGTGGCTTGCGACTCTAGTATCCTTGAGCATCCGCTTTGGGACATGCCGTCGGACCTGGAGCCTGCGCCGTATGGCTTTTGCTTCGATGTCATGCAGTGCGTACCAGAAGAACTTGTTGCGCCGTCACTGGCGGGCATCTCGCGGCTCGTCACAAAAGAAGCGTGGTTTCAGATTGCGCTTGGCGAAGATGATTTCGGCACACTTATCGGTAAGAAGCTCCATGTGACTCTCAAGCCCATCGGATGGTGGCGCAACCAACTGCTCAACCATTTTTCGGGTTGCAGGATGGGCCAGCCAAATGATACAACGTGGCTGTGGGCACATGTCCGAAAGTAACGTGATCCCGTTTCCGTCTCGGCCCAAACCCACACGACGCATCTCGTTTGAGGTCTGGGTTGACGATGACTGGATTATCAGAAGCTACCGATCTCATGGCATCAAGCCAGATCAATTGGGTGCCGCTAGCCTTGCTCTACATCGTCTTGCGGCGATGGTCGCTGAGAGTTATCGAGCTTGTGGTTATTGCAATGCTCTTGATGAGCCAGTATTTTCCGCTCTGATCTTGCGCAGCTCGGACTTCTTTACGTGGTTCGAGCAGGAAGAGTTCCAGCGTGTCGAGGACCTGCAATGGCTAAAGGAAAGATGGCTGGCAGCGTTCAAATCCGTACAGCGCTCGTCGTCGGTGGAGCCCGGTGCGTCTGGCGCGACTTAGACGCTGCACTCTCTCTCGGTAAGTACGATGCGGTCCTGTGCGTCAACGATATTGGCACGGTCTTCGAGGATCGCATCGACTTCTGGTGCACGCTCCATCCCGAAAAATTCAAACCGTGGCAAGCAGTTAGGGCCGTTAACGGTTTCAACAATGACTACATTGCTGTATGCCACGAGCTCAACCCAGAGCTTGGGAAGCGTGACAACTTGCCCCGTATTGATAAATCTATCGATTACCGTTATCCTGGCATGGATGGCAGCGGGTCCAGTGGATTGTTTGCTGTCAAGGTTGCTCAGGACCACGGTTTCAACCGCATTGTGCTTGCAGGAATACCGATGAAAGCCGACGAGGCACACTTCTTCGACGACAAGGTCTGGACCGAACGGGACCAGTTCCTTGTGGCGTGGAAGATTGCTCGTCCCGCGATCAAGGACGCCGTGCGCAGCATGTCCGGTTGGACACGTCAGCTTCTGGGTGCTCCCACTTCCCTGTGGCTCAGTGAGCCCACAACCAGCGGTGCTGATCATGGATAAAATCCTCGACTCGCTCGAAGGCGTGCCCGAGCACTTCCACCAGTTCTACGAGAAGGACGCAGCGGACGGCAAGTTCAAGCTGCAGGACATCACTCCGCTCAAGAACGCGTTGAACCACGCGAAGGAAGAGCGGAACCAGGCCCGCGCCAAGGCGAAGGCCGTCGAAGCGTGGGAGAAGCTGGGCAAGACGCCGGAGGAAATCTCGGCGCTGCTCGAGGCGAAGACGAAGGAAGAGGAAGAGGCGGCGAAGAAGGCCGGCAACTTCGATCAGGTGCTCGAGCAGCACAAGTCGAAGTGGCAGAAGGACCTCGAAGCTGCCGCGGCCGAACGCGACACGTGGCGCAACCAGTTCGTGAACGCCCACGTGAACAACAACCTCACCCAGGCGCTTGTCAAGGGTGAGACGACGCCGGAAGGCGCCGAGCTGCTGCCCAACATCTTGAAGGACCGCGTGTCCGTCGAGGTGAAGGACGGAAAGGTTTCGACTCGCATCACCAACTCCGACGGCTCGCCGATGATCGGCAACGGCGAAGGCGGCATGGCCACGTTCGATGACCTGGTCGCCGATGCGAAGAAGAAGTATCCCTCCCTGTTCAAGGGAACGGGTCAGTCGGGAAGCGGTGCTCCCGGGAATACGAATGGCAACGGCGGCGGTGCCCCGGGCAACTTGAAGCGCTCGAAGATGTCCATCCCGGAGAAGGCGAAGTACGTCGAGGAACACGGCCAGGCCGCGTACCTCAAGCTTCCCATGTAACCAGGCTGGGCGTTGAAGAGCATCTCATCATCAGAAAGGACATGAGATGGCCACTGGCACCAAGAGCAACTTCCAGATCTTCAACGAGTACACTCACACCGGCATGGTGGAGACGCTCGTCCAGGTCTCGGAAGTCTTCAACGCCGCCTCGCAGGGCTCGATCCGACTGACGTCGGTCAACCGCCGCGGTGACTTCAACTACGAGTCGTTCTTCGCGTCCACGTCGGGTCTCGTCACCCGCCGTATCACGAAGGGCACCGGTTCCACGTCGGCTGTGACCGACCTGGCGCTGTCGCAGTCCCAGAAGGTCGGCGTCAAGATCAATCGCAAGATCGGTCCCGTCGCCAACACCCTGGACTCGTTCAAGAAGATCGGCGACGGTCCCTTCGACGAGAACGCCCTGAACTACGCCATCGGCGTGCAGGCCGCGAAGGCCATGCAGGTCGAGATGTGCGACACGGCTCTTGCCGCGGCGGTCGCTGCGCTCAAGAACCAGTCGGCGGTCAAGTACACCGTCACCTCGAACGGCACGCTCGCCACCTCTTCGCTGGTCTCCGGCCTCGCGAAGTTCGGTGACCAGGCGAACCGTATCGTCTGCTGGGTCATGCACTCCAAGCCGTTCTACGACCTCGTGCAGTCCCAGATCGCGGCGAACATCGACGGCGTGTCTAACTTCGTCGTGGCCCAGGCGTCCCCGATCACGCTGAACCGTCCGGTTCTCGTGACCGACTCGCCGTCCCTGCTCCTGACCTCCGGCTCGCCGGCTGTCACCGACTACTTCACGCTCGGCCTCACGGTCGACGCGCTGGAGTGCGAGGACAGCGAGGAGTCGACGGTTCTCTCCGACATCCAGCTCGGGCTCGAGAACCTCGTCGTCCGTATGCAGGGCGAATACGCCTACAACATGTCCATGAAGGGCTTCACCTGGGACGTCACCAACGGCGGCGAGAACCCGACCGTGTCGGCGCTCGGGACGGGTTCCAACTGGGACCCGATTGCGGCTTCCTACAAGGACTACGCCGGCATCGTCATCCAGTCGCGCTGATCCTGGCGCCGACTGAAACTGGGACACGCGGGGAGTCGAAAGGCTCCTCGCGTATTCCACAACAAGGGCCCCAGCCATGAATGACCGACCCAAGAAGCACTACGCCATCTACTACTTCGGAGCACCTGTGGCCGCAAAGGCCCGCGCCGCTGAGCTCCGTCGCGAGAAGCAGTCCGCCATCGTGATCGACGCCTACGCGTTCAACGGTGAGCTCGAGTCGTGCGACCTGATCGAGTTCATCGGCAACGAGAAGGATGACGACGCGCAGAAGGCTCGCATCGTCGCCGCCTACTCCGGTCGTGCCAAGGAGGCCAATCCCGTCGAGGAGGAAGCCGAGGCCGAAAAGATTTTCGTTCCCGAGGGATGGCAGAAGCTGTCCTGGACGAAGCTGCAATCGCTCGCGTCGGAGATCAAGCCCGATGCGACCATCCGCAACAAGGACGAGGCCAAGTCGATCATCGCCGACTACCTCGAGGACAACAGCTGAGGAGTGAGCAATGGCACTCGAAGTCGAAGACGGCACTGCCAAGTCGGACGCTGAGTCCTACGTCTCCGTCGCCGATTGCCAAAGCTACTTCGAGCTTCGTGGCACGGACAACTGGAGCGGCCTGCCCGCATCGCCCGATCCGACGACGGCACAGGAAGAGTTCCTGCGTCGTGCCACTGAGTACATCGACCAGTGCTACGCCGAGCTGTTCAAGGGATACCGGGTGAGTGCCGAACAGGCGCTTGCCTGGCCCCGCGAATGCGTCGAGGTCGATGGCATCTACCTGGCGAATGACGCACTGCCCGTCGCCCTCGTGCGTGCGACCTGTGAGGCTGCCAAGCTGATCGCGAGCGGCGAGGACGTGACGCCGACGCTCGAGCGCGGCAACCGCATCAAGACGAAGACCGAAACCGTCGGTCCGATCAGCCAGCGCATCGCCTATGCCGATGACGCGCCCGTGACCAACGTCTACACGTCCGTCCATCGCTACATGAAGCAGCTGCTCGACAGCTCGAGCGCAGTTCGCAAGGTGGTGCGCGGATGACCGTCTACACCAACCTCATCAACACCGCCTATCGCCTGGTCGACAAGTTCGGCCAGAACATGACGGTGAATGTCGTCACTGACGGCACGCCGCCCGATCCGAGCCAGCCGTGGAACGTGGCTGCTGGTACGACCGTCTCGCACAGCACGCGAGGCGTCATGCTTGACTTTCGCCCTGATCAGGTCGAGGGCTACGCATACCAGCGTGGCGACAAGCTCGTCTACATCGCGGCCAAGGACCTCCCTGTGGTCATCACAGAGGAGATGTTTATCACCGACGCGTCAGGTGTGAGCTGGGCGATCATCTCCGCTTCGCGCGTCTATCCGTCCGGCGAGGACATCCTCTTCCAGCTGTATGTGCGCGAATGGCCACGACGCTACAAGTAGCCGTAGACGAGATTTACGGCCGACTCAAGACGGTGTGGGATGCACAAACGCCGGCAATTCTTGGCGCGTCTCCCGCAGCGCCTGTCACGTTGCTCTACGAGGACACGGAATGGAAGGGTCGTCCCGACGATCCGACCAGTGCTCCCTGGGCGCGTGTCTCAATTCGTCATGCGAGTGGGCAGCAAGCCACTCTCGCTGACTCGACTTCAAGGCGCTTGTTCCGTAACTACGGTGCGGTTACGGTTCAGTGCTTTGCGCCCATGCGAGACAATCGCGGCGCGCCGGTGGCACGTCAACTCGCGGAGGTTGTAAAGGCAGCGTTCGAAGGTGCTCGCACCTCGAATGTCTGGTTTCAATCCGTGCGGTTCAATGAGATTGGCCGCGAGGGACTGTTCTTCCAGCTCAACGTCGTCGCCAACTTCGAGTGGGACGAAGCGAGGTAATCAACTATGGCAACTTTGAATAAGCAGGACTCCAACAGCTCGGGACTGCGCTACGCGCGGGAGGCGTCTTACGGCGTTCTTCCGACTTCGCCTGCGCCGACCTGGTACCCGCTGGAGCCCAACTCCTACAACGACTTCGGTGGGCAGATCACCACCGTCGCTCGCAACCCGATCAACGATGGCCGTCAGCGCAAGAAGGGCGTCACGACGGACCTCGATGCTTCGGGCGGGTTCGAGTCGGACCTCACGTACACCAACTTGCAGGACCTCCTGCAGGGCTTCTTCTTCGCCGCGCTCGAGACCAAGGCGGAGAAGTCGTGCGCCACGATCTCGGGATCGCCGCTCGCCTACCAGGTGACCAGCGGTACCGACTACGCGGTGAACGATCTGCTCTTCGCCAAGGGCTTCGACGCCGACGCCAACAACGGACTGAAGGTGGTGACGAACGCCGCCTCCGGTTCTGTGAGGGCTGCGGGTCTGTCGGCGGCGACGAGTCAGTCGGGCACGGTCAGCAAGGTTGGCTTCGCCTTCTCCAGCGGCGATGCGACCATCGATGCCTCCGGCACGTTGCCGCAGTTCAAGACCACGACCAAGGACCTGACGACGCTCAACCTGATCCCGGGCGAATGGGTCTACGTCGGTGGCGATGCTGCGGGCGACAAGTTCGCCACAGCTGCCAACAACGGCTGGGCGCGTGTCAAGTCTGTGACCACGAATGCCATCACGTTCGACAAGACTGCTGGCACAATGGTTACCGACGCCGGCACCGGCAAGACGATCCGACTCTTCTTCGGTCGCGTTCTGCGCAACCGGACGGGATCGAACATCGCTCGTCGGTCCTACCAGCTCGAGCGCACGCTGGGCGCGCCCGATGATGCACTGCCGTCGCAGATCCAGTCCGAGTACCTGGTCGGTGCGATCCCGAACGAGTTCGAGCTCGCGATCAACACCGCCGACAAGGTGACGGCCACTCTCGGGTTCGTGGCGAAGGACAACGAAACGCGTACGGGTGCTGTGGGCGTCAAGTCCGGCACGCGTCCGACGCTCGTTGACGCCGACGCCTACAACACGTCCAGCGACGTGAAGCGTATCAAGATGGGCATCATCGACTCGACCAACGAGAACGTGACGCCCCTCTTCGCCTACATCACCGACCTGACCTTGAACATCAACAACAACCTCTCGCCCAACAAGGCGGTGGGTGTTCTCGGTGCCTTCGAGGTGACGGCCGGCACGTTCGAGGTCACGGCCTCGATGACTGCTTACTTCGCTGACGTGACGGCCACTGCTGCGGTCCGCAACAACAGCGACGTTACGATGGACATCATGCTCGTCAAGGCGAACTCCGGTATCGCCATCGACATTCCGCTCATCGCCCTCGGCGACGGTCGGCTCAACGTCGAGCAGGATCAGCCCATCACTCTGCCGCTCTCCGCTGACGCGGGCACCGGCGCCAAGATCGACAGCAACATGAACCACACGCTGCTGATGGTCTTCTTCGACTACCTGCCTGATGCGGCGGAGTAAGTCCACCTTCAGGGGCGGCGGGCATCACCGCCGTCCCATCCCCAGTGACAAGAGGTTCTTGCACATGAACGCCTATGAAATGTATTCCGCGGACAAGTCGAAGGAGACCGGTGGTATCTGGCTCGACTTCGGTTCGTTCCGCATCAAGGTCGCTCGTGCCGGTGGCTCGAATGTGGCCTTCGCCAAGTGTGTCGAGGAAAAGACCCGCCCGTATCGTCGGGCGATCGACCAGGGAGTGATGGACCCCAAGCGCGGCGACGAGCTGCTTGCCGAGGTCTTCGCCGAGGTCATCGTGCTCGACTGGCAGGTGAAGAAAGACAACGGTGAACTCGTGCAGGGAATGCACACGCCGGAAGGCGACATCGCGCCCTTCACCCGCGACAACGTGAAGAACGTCTTTATTGACTTGCCGGAACTGTTCCAGCAGGTCCAGGCCGAAACCGCGAAGCTCGCCAACTTCCGCAAGGAAGCGGTGAAGGCCGAAGGAAAAAACTGACCGAGGTCCTGCTCTACGTCCTCGAGCAAGGGCCTGTGGAACGACGCATACTCGAGATGGCAATGAAGGGTGGGGGCCCAATTCCCCAGGCGATGCAAAACGCTCCCACCCTTGAACCAGGTCTCGAACTCTACATGATGGCGTACACTGACCTCGACCGAGGACGAGCAATATCCCAGATGGGGCAGGAATTGCCGCTTTCGTGGGACTTGATTGACAGGTGGTGCCACGCTCATGGTATATTCGGTGAAACTCGGGTAGACGTATTCGAGCACGTTAGGAACCTTGACGACTTCTACTTGAGGTGGCGTGAGAGCAAACGGCCTAAGGGGAAAGGCAATGGGAGACCTCCGCCAGTTCAGCCAGCGAATGTTCGGTCTCGCAAATAAGATCGACAAGAACGCTAACGAAAAGGTCAAGGACGCAGCAAAAGCGTTCTTGACCACAGTAGTAGAAATGACGCCCGTCGATACAGGCCAGGCAGTGTCCTCCTGGAAGGTGGGTCTGAACTACAAGCCGCGCGGGACGCGTGTCTTCAGTGAAGGGGCCTCCGGGTCTACGGCTTCGGCCAACAGGTCAGCGGTGCTGGCGCAGGAACTGCCCAAGATCAGCGCCCGTGTCACGGGTCAAACGATCTCTGTGGTGAACACCGCCCCGTACATTCAGCGCCTGAATAACGGGACATCCAAGCAGGCACCCGCTGGGTTCATCGATAGCGCCTACATCCAGGCGACATTGGCGATCCGCAAGAGAAAGCTGTTGGTCTGATGGCAACCGAAGAAACAGTCGTTTTAGTCTCCGAACGTGGCGCATCCGACGTAGCCAAGAAGGTTCGGGACATCGGAACAGCCGGCGAACAGTCGGCCAAGTCGATTGACACGCTCAAGGGCGTGCTCGCGACCATCGGCGGTGTGTTGGCTGTGGATAAGCTGAAGGAGGCGTCCGACGCCTACCTCGGCATCAACAACCGACTTAAGCTTGTTACCAAAGGCGCCGACGACTTGGCGAAGACGCAGCAGCGATTGCTCGACATCTCGAACGACACACGGTCGAGCTTCGAAGGTACCGCCGCGCTCTACACCAAGCTGTCGCTCAACGCCAAGAACCTGAACATCAGTCAGGAAGATGTGGCGAAGGTTGTCGAACGCACCAACAAGGCCATCGTGCTGTCCGGTGCATCGGCGAACGAAGCGAAGGGCGGTCTGATCCAGTTCAGCCAGGGCCTTGCGTCCGGTCGTCTGCAGGGCGAAGAACTGCGGTCGGTGCTGGAGAACTTGCCCGCCCTCGCGCAGCAGATCGCCAAGGGCTTGAACACCACAGTCGACAACCTGCGCAAGCTTGGCGCCGCCGGATCGCTCACGACATCCGCCGTGCTCGGCGCGTTGAAGCGTCAGGGAGACGAGATCGATAAGGCCTTCAAGTCGTTCACGCCGACGATTGGCCAGGCGCTCGAGGTGCTCAACAACCAGTTTATCACCTTCGTTGGCAACGCAGGCCAGACCTCAGGCGCTGCAAACCTGATCGCGTCGAGCATCCTGACGCTCGCCAACAACCTGGGCACCGCCTCGAACATCGTCCTGACGTTCGGTGCTGCCTTCGCCACGCTGAAGATCGCCACGTTCATTCAAGGCATCTACACGGCGACGACGGCGGTCGGGTTCTTCAACGCCATCCTGTCGGTCAATCCCATCGTCGCCTTTGCCGTCGCGCTCGTCGGCGTCACGACTGCGCTGCTGACCTTTGGCTCGAGCATCAAGCTCACAGCCGATGGCACTGTGACGCTCGCGACGGTGACGAAGACCGCACTCAATCAGGTCGGACAGTCGCTGCTCACTCTAGCGCAGTATGCCATCACGGTCGGCACGTCGATCATCACGGTCTTGACCGACACCTTCAACTTCGTCGCCAACGGGTTCAACACCGCCTACAACACAGTCAGCGGATGGGTTACCAAGGTCAAGACGCTGTTCACTGACATTGGCAACTTCATCAAGACCACGTTCGATGGCGTAATCGCGTACATCAACGGCCTGTGGCAGTCGGTGCTCAACACGATCTCCTCGGTGCTGCAGCGTGTCGGCGACGTGGCCAACAAGATCGTGTCTGTGGGCAAGGCGAATGCACAGGGAGGAGGAAACCTTGCGAAGAGCCTACCGGGGTTTGCTACTGGCGGGTCTTTCACCGTCGGCGGTTCGGGTGGCACGGACTCTCAGCTCGTTGCCTTCCGCGCGACACCTGGCGAGAAGGTCAGCATCAATACGCCTGGTCAGTCGGGCGGCAATTTCCAGATCACGACCGCCTTCGCTGGCCCCGAGTCGCAGAAGACGTTTCAGACTGTCTTGTCGAGCGGTAAGACCGAGAGCACGTTCAACGATGCGGTGAAGTCGGGAACGTCCGACGGGTTCAAGACGCTCAACAGCACGACGGCTGCTCTGTCGACCGATGTCACGACGGGCAACAACAAGCTGATCAGCCAGACTGTGGCATACGGTGGGCAGATCACGGGCGTTGTGAACGCGTCCAGCAAAAGCACCTCAGCAGGCCTCAGCACTGTCCGGGCCGGCACCGATGCGACGACGGAAAGCGTTGACCGCCTGACTGGCGTCGTCGCGGCATCTGGAGGCATCGGCGGCAGTGACGGCGGTGGTACATCGTTCAACACCGGCGGCGGTGGCAGCGATTTCAACAAGCCACTTCTCGGCAACACGCAGGGCAGCGGAGGCTTCAGCAGCGGAGGTGGCGGTGGTGGATCGTTCACGATCACTGTGACGCCGCCGTTCCAGCAGTGGCTGCAGAACCTGGGCGGTGTCGCAGTCAAGGGCGCACTTCAGGGTTTCCAGCAGGACGTCTATCAGTACGTCAAGCTGCTCGAGCGTCCCATTGACAACCAGGGCGCCATCGCCGCAAGCCGCAAGAACCTGGCTCGCAAGGTTGCCGTCTACAAGAATGACCCGCAGTTCAACCTCGCGTTCGGGTCGCTCGCCAACGAGCTGCTCAAGTTCCGCAACGGCGGCTCGGTCATGGTGGGCGGCACAGGTGCTGTCGACTCGACCTACCTGGCGATGCGTGCGACGAAGGGCGAACGGATCGACGTACTCACGCCCGCGCAGCAGCAGGAAGAGCGCAAGCAGATGCAGGCGGGCAGCCAGCGTCCCATCAATGTCGAGATCAACATCACGACGCCGGATGCCAACAGCTTCCGCAAGTCGAAGACCCAGGTGCTGCAGCAGTTCGTGGTAGACCTGCAGAGGAGCTTGAATAATGTTTGATGACGTCCGCCTGCCCGAAGAAGTCGAACGCGGCGCTGTAGGCGGTCCGCGTTTTCAGACGTCGATCACTGTGCTGGCGACAGGCGCCGAACAGCGCAACGTCGACTGGGAACGCCAGCGCGGCAAGTGGGAACTGACCTACGGCATCCAGAGCAAGACCGACTTTATGGATGTTGTGAAGTTCTTCTACGCACGACAGGGCAAGGCCCGCGGGTTCCGGTTCAAAGACTGGACGGATTATCAGGCGACGGCCGAAGCCATCGGCACGGGCAACGGCGTGGCGACGACGTTCCAGCTGCGCAAGAACTACACATCGGTCGTCACGTACCAGCGCAAGATTACTCGACCTGTGAGCGGGACGGTGACGGTCTACAAGAACGGCGTAGCGCAGTCCGTGACCATCAACTACAGCACCGGCGTGGTGACGTTCGGTGTTGCACCCGCTTCGCTCGATGCGATCACCGCCACCTTCGAGTTCGACGTGCCCGTCCGCTTCGATACCGATGAGCTGCAGATCGAGGCCGAGACCTACGACGCTGCGGCAATCAAGTCACTGCCTGTGGTGGAGCTGCGCGAATGAAGACTATCGGCGGGTCGCTTCAGACCGCAATCGAAGCTGAGACGACTTACCTGTGCCGTATTTGGGAGCTCCAGCTTTCAAACGGCACAATTCTTTATTTTACGGATCACGATCAGGACGTGGTCTATAGCGGCCAGACATACAAGGCTGATCCCGGCGTCACCGTGTCAGCGTTGATGGCCACGACGGCAGGCGGACAGAACGCCACGCTGACTGTGCAGTTCAAGACGTCCTACATCACCGAGTCGATGGTTCGTCGCGGTCAGCTTGACGATGCGATCTTCGTGCTCAGCGCAGTCGACTGGACCAACACTTCGCTCGGCGCCATCCCATTGTTCACAGGATCGCTGGCCGATGTCGAGTGGCACGACAAGCTGATGGCGGTCATCACCATCCGCGCGGGGCTTGCTGCCGCGTCGGACAACACCGCCGGTGAGTTCTATTCGCGCACCTGCCGCGCCAAGCTCGGCGACAGCCGCTGTCAGGTCAATCTCACCTCGCTGTCCATCGCGTTGACTGTGGCGAGCGTCACGGCGTCAGGCCTGTCATTCACGGCAACGGCGGTCAATGCGTCGGCCACCAACTACTTTGCCCTCGGCGTCATCGAATGGGCGACAGGCGACAACGCTGGATTGATTGACGAGGTACAGGCGAACGTGACGGGCACCGGGTTGGTGACGTTGGCGCTCCAGCCTCGCTTCCCGATCCAAGTCGGCGATACGGGAACGATCAAGCCTGGGTGCAACAAGGAAGCAGTGACGTGCAAGAACAAGTTCAACAACTTGGTCAATATGCGCGCTGAGCCTTATGCCCCACCGCCGAATGCCAACCTCATGGCCAACTGGCAGCCGCCTCCTCTCGCGCCTCTGGTAGGAAGCTAACATGGTCCTCGACATCAACTGGGGTTCACCCTACACGGGCGCTCCTCTCACCATCGATCCCAACTCGCAGCTCGCGCAGAACCTCAACTTCTACACGGGCACGCTCAAGGGACCTGTGGGCGGAGTCGGTAGCATTGGAAGCGATAGCCCGACGTGGGGACAGCCGATCCCGATCACATGGGGCAAGGTGAAGATCAGCGTGCCGGTGTTGCAGATGCTGCCGCTCCGTCGGCGGTACGAGCTTCTGCGCAGCTACGCTTACGGGATCGACTCGCACAGCAGCGTGAGCGGTACAGACTACGCCACGTACTTCACCGCCGACTTCGTGCTCAGCCTCGGTTACAGTGGCGACACGACACGGCGCAAGATCATCAACAGGCTGTGGCTTGATGGCACGCTTGTGTATCAGGCAAACTCCGCATCCGCCAATCGCCAGCGGTTCGTGTTCTTCCCCGAGAGCGAGACAGCACCGATTGCCGATCAGCTGGCCGCTGGCACAGTCGACCCTGTGGCATATCGCGGGCTGAACTGGCTGCTCATGCTCGACACGCCCATCAATTCGCCTGGCTATCTTCGCAAGACGATGCCGAAGGTGGACATTGAGCTGTTCGACTATGCCATCACTTCCACGCCGGCTACGAACTTCACGCCGCTCACTGCCGGCTCGCCTGGGCCTGGCGTCAGCAACAGCTCGACGTTCTACGACTGGGACGACGGCTATCTCTTCACTGTGGACACCAACGATGTGATCCACAAGTGGAACGTCATCACAGGCGGCGAGATCGATAACTACCCGATCACGAACAAGACCACGCCTTGGTCGAACGTCGGTGCATCGACTGCCTGCACCTCGTTTGTCAAGATCAACGGCAAGCGGTTCATCACCGCCGAGATGGACAACGGCTCGAACCGCGACTACTTTGTCGTGATCGATCTAGACACAGGCGCAGTGACCGACTACTTCGGGTTGAGCACGACCGGCGGCGTGTTCTTCACCAACAACTACGGCGCTGACGAGATTGCCAACCAGTTCACTCACATGCCGATGGTCACAGGTATCGTCGGCAGCCAGCAGGCGTTCGTGCTCATGGGCACGCTTGGCGGCGGTGAGTACCTGTGGCAGATCAATGACGCCGGTCAACTCATCTACCGCGGTCATGACAACGCCTATCCTCGTCCGAAGACAGCCTCACAGGAAGGCGTGCTCGATCACGACACGGGCGACTGCTATTTCATCGTGTCGCGCGAACCGAGCAGTGGTGGCGCTGAGTCGACTGACTTGCTGGTTGTGACGCGAGGCGGCAACGTCCGCTACATCACCGCACCATTTGCCGCGTCGGGCCTTACGCTCATTGCTGCGTTCCCCACGGCCGATGACTGCTTTGTGCTGTTCGAGACCAATGGCACGACGGTTCAGATCAGGAAGGTTGACCCGATCAACCTGACTGTGGTCAAGACGTTGAGCGGTGGCAGCTGTCCTCCCTTCCCGTCCGGCGCGACGATCTCCCCGACGTGGCAGCAGTCGAACACGCAGGGCTTGTTCATCGGTTGGATGGTCATTACCGGCAACACGTTCTACAAGCTTGACATGCTGGCGATGACCTACACTTCCTGGACGCTGTCGCCGACGCCGACGGTCACGGGCGTGCCGGTGTACGACTCGATTGACAACAAGTTCTACGACGCGTCCGGCACTGCCGTCAAGGAGATCACAGTCGGTCCGCAGGACACTGACCGCGTAGCGCTCGAGGACATCCTCCTCGGCCTGTGCGTTCGCGCCGGCTACGATCCCGCAGACGTCATCATCGAGAACATCGATGACCTCGTGACCGGCGCAATCATCTCGGCTGCCTTCAACCTGCGAGACGTG